AAGAAAATGACCGGCGAGCCGGTGACGACAACCATTGATTTTGTGCTGCCGAACCAGCGGTTGGAAGAGATTCACAGCGGGAAGTTGTGGTTTTCCAGTCGCGCAGCGGTGACACCGGTGCGGCGCGACTTGTGCCGGATTGATTTCGTGGCCGGCTGGAACGTGGTTTTCCTGCCGGTGCCGATTTTCCGGGTGTTCGGCAAGACCTTCCTGCGCCAGGATCAGGAGACGATGATCCGCCAGGCGGAAGGATTGAAGCACAACCCTCACTTGATGCTGATCGACGATGCCGACCGGCCCGCGAAGTGGTATTTCGCGCTGAAAGCCAATCTGATCGAGTCGCGGCGCACGGGCACCCCCATGGTTCATCCGATGGCTGGGCCGGTGACGCTGCGCTGGCGGTCGTAACCCAGGAAACACCAAGGCTTACGCTCACTCGCCACAGGGGCGAATGAACTCTTTCTCTCACCATTCTTTCTGGAAACTCCAGCTTTTCCTTGACTTGTTCTGCCTTCTCTGTTATTCTAACAAATGGGTAAACCTACGTTTGGAACGTGGCAGCCCTGCTGTCGCTTTTCTTTTCCCCCGTGTCTTTCCCAGTGCTGCAATCAATCAAAGATGCGCCTTTTAGAATCAATCACTTACGAAATGCAAATTTTGTAAGTCTCTTGTTTTGATATTCATACAGAATGGCGGGGGTGTACCCTCTCTTTATTGCTCCGGCCGCTCGATGTCAGTAAAACGGTCGCTCGGTGTCAGCGCACGGTCGCTCGGTGTCAGTAAATGCATTCGCCTTCGCTTTGCCTATGCGCCACGGTTAAGCGCACCGGGCGGAAGCTTCCCATCCCCGGCCAACTTCGCCAGCAGCGCCTCGCAGATGGCATCGAAATGCGCCTCTTGAGCCCGCGCCCAGAATTCCACTGCCGTCGAGTCCGTATATGTGACGACATGCTTCCACCCGGAGTCCTTGTGCTCCAGGACGACTGAAAGGACCGGGCGTTCGGGATCCAAAGTCAGCGATACCGAGTGCAGTGTGAGCTCCTGCACAGTCACAGGATTGGCCAGGTCCCCGATCGTTACCGGCTGCGCGAATTTGTAGTTCATCATCCGAGCTCCACGATTTGGAATCTGCGGGCCGTGCCAACAGCCTCAAAAAATTTCCCGCTCGTGCCCACTTTCCAGCGCACATCGTACGTGTGGCTCGCCGCAGAGGGGGAATCGATAAAAGTAATTCCGACGATCAGCTTATGGTTCGCGAGGGCACTGGACCCGGCCGTACCGGGATCGAATTCGTAGTCCGTCGAGAGCTGAGTGCCGTCTTTGAAGATCGCCACGTTGTTCACGGGGGAATCGATGCTCCACATAGAAGCGGTGAACACCAAAAGCACCTTATTTCCTTTGAACGTTATCGTCTGCGTCATCTCCGGAATGACGGCGTACGTCGTGCTCGTCGTCGTCGGGCCAGACGTCGTCCCCACCGCATCGTTCACATTTTTCAGCAGCAAGTTCCCACTGCTGTCGACCGCTGCATTCTTCTGCGTCGTGGAAGCCCAAGCTGCTCGCGTACCGTCCGGAACGTTGTCCAACGATTTGTTCAGGTGGATCGCTTCGCTGAAATCGATCAACGGCTTGCCCGAGCTCAACCGCGACGCGAGCGGCCGGCCGTAGGTCGATTCAGCCAGGTCGTCGACGACCCCGGCGCCAACCTGAACCCACGCCGACCCCGTATCCCTGTACCACTTCCCATTCACCCCTTCGTTGGTCGAATGGAAGAGCCGTCCGGCAGTTCCTGCCGCCGGCCGGTTGGCGATGAGGTCCTCGAGCACGCGGAAGTATGAGCCGCCGTCCGGGATGTTGCCGAGGTGCTTGTTCGTGTACGACCGCGTGAAGTCCAAGCCCCCCGCGACGATGATGTTCGAGGAGTCGATGGCAGTGAAGCCGCGGTCCCCGCCGGTCTTCTGATTCGCTGTGGCCGCGCGCCGGTCGCTCGTCGCATCATCCGGCACGTTGCCGAGGTGCTTGTTGAGGTGGATCGCTTCGCTGAAATCGATCAGCGGCTTCCCGGAGCTGATTCGCGTCGATAGCGGCCGCGCATACGTCGTGCCGTCCGCCACGTCATCGAGATTCTTGGGGAACAGAGCCACATTGAATCGATCAAAATAGGCTGTCGTGGAAACCGTCATGCTGGCGACCGCGCTCTCGACGCGTCCAAAAAATGCGCTGGCGGGAGCTGTCCCTACAACCCGCGATTCAGCGTAGCTGGAAGATGAGATGTCGTTCCCATTCGTCACGCTCAGTTCCGTACTGCCATCGGAGGCGATCCAGGAGATCCGAACGTGGCAGCTCCCATCGCCCCCCGTTCTTTTTATCATTGCGGTCGCTAGAAGAACGTCGCCAGTCTGAATCGCGATCAAGATCGAATTCCGAAAAGCTGCGCCGCTCGATCCCAAGAATTTCGCTACCCACCCGCCGGAGTAGGCATTCGCGGCGTCATTTACGATCGAGAAGCCGGCCTCCTTCGTCCAGTCCCGATCCCCGGCTTCCAGATCGGGATTGGCTATCATTGCCGATGAGGTCGAAAGCGGCAGCCCGGTTCCTGGCGTCGGCGCCTGCAGCGCCTGCTGCGTCGGCGCCGCATCTGGAAACGCGTTCGGCATATATTCCAGCCCGCGCAGACCGCGCGTGCCATCCGGATTCTCGTCGCATTCGAGCACCTCGAACAATTTCCCGCCATATTCTTCGCTGATCGATGGGTCGATGGTCACCACGTCGCCGGGCTCGACGGCCAGCGAATCCTCGTATCCGATCCACTCGGCCGAGAACGGCGCATTGTAGACGCTGTTCGCGTCGACGTCGTCGCCCAGCTGCCGCACCAGCATCGCATCCAGGATCCGCCACACCCGCTCCGGCGTGTTCACGCCCAGATCGAGCGCAAGCTCGGTGATCTTCGGGATCACGCTCAAGCCCGCGCCGCGCGCCCCCGCGATGCGCTGATGCGCCTCGTGGTTCACCTGCGGATCGGAAGCAATCGCGAATCGCGTCGCGTCGTCGCTGCTTCCCGAAGCCAGGCTCAGATCCCGGAAAGTTGGCGTCAGCCGGTTCGTCGCCGCGCGCAGGTTTCTCTTGTAGGCTTTGAACGACTTCGCCTCGACGTTGTCCGATGTGAAGGTGAACACAGATGCCCGCGCTTGGTCCGCATAGAGCGTAAATTTCCCGTTCCGTTCGAGAAGATAGCTGCGGCACATCAGCAGCATTTGCTCCAGCGCTTTGCCGGCCGTATCCCCGCTGTTCAGGAACACCAGGCCGCCGTCGCTGAAGCGCTTCTGCCCGCCGGAGAGCACCGCGTCGTAATACGTCGCCGCCGCCGAAAACGATGCCCAATCGAACCGCGCCAGCTCCGCGCTCACCAGCGGCTGATTGATCTTCCCTTCGCGCAGCACGAACTTATTGATCAGGAAGTCGCAGATGATCCACGCCCAGTTCTGCGTCCAGGCGAACGAAGTCTGATTTCCGCTCGAATCGAACTGCCGCACCTGCATCGCCTGGTAGTCCGCGAGCACGGTCAAGTCGGCCGTCGGCGCGCCCGGATCCGGAGCCACTTTCAGCGCCAGCCAAGCGTACCGGCTGAACGTCACTGGATCGAGGCCCCCTGGAACCAGCGTGAAGAACTGGTCGACATGCTGATCCCCTCCCGTCGAGTTTGCCGTCATCCCGTTGCCGATTTCGCCGTCATCGCCCGGATGGAAATGCACCGTCGTGCTCGAAGGCAGCGTGATCGCCTTGTTGTTGATCCACAGCCGCAGCAGCGAATCCCACCGGCCTTTCCCCAGGATGTAGAAGGCGACGCGCGTCTTATCCGTCAGCTCCTGCTGCAGGATCTTGTTCCCCGCTCCGCGCACCAACCCGTAGGCGAGCGTGTCCGGCAGGTCCAGGAAGGACGTCGAAAGATCGAATTGTGCCGCTTGCACCGCCATTTCACTCCACAGCCCGCCGCCCTCTTCCTCCGGCGCCGGGCCCATCCCCATTGTCGCCGTCGCCGCGGCTGCCTCCCGTGCCCACGCCGGTCGGCCCGCTGATCGCCGTGATCTGCGGCTGCAGAAAAATAATTCCCGGGAAGCGCTCCGTCACGCCGCGCGTCACGCAGGAGCCGCGGTCTTTCGGACACGCACGGTAGACCACGACGAACACACTGGTTCCATCCGGAGTCGTCGTCCACGCCGGCGTGATCGTGAAGGTCGTCGCCGTATTGCTGGCAATCGCGCGGTTCTGCCCCGCGCCGGTCCCGGAGATGATGTACACCGCGCCGTCCGTGTCGCCATTCACCGTGCGCGCCAGGCCGCTGTTCCCGATCGTCGTCGAGGAAAAGATGTTCGCCGTCGTCGCGCCCACCTTCATCGCCCCTGCTCCGGTCGCGATGAATTTGCTGGTCCCATCGGGCGTCGTGCCCCAGTTCGCCTTCATCGTGAAAGTGGTCGCGGTATGCGATGCGATGTAGCCTTCCTGGCCGCTGCCTGTGCCCGCCAGGATCATCACCAGCTCGTTGCTGAAGAGGTTCGGCGTCAGCGTCAGCCCGCTCGCGCCAATCGTGCTCGCGCTGAACGTCGTCGCCGTCGTCAGCGGCACAAAGAGGATCCCCCGCCGGTAGCCGCACTGCGCGGAGAAGAACCGCCAGTGGCATGCGCGCGTCTGCCGCTGGTCGAAGACCATCAGCTCGTTCGGCTGGAAGAGCTGCAGCATGCGCATCGAGATCTCTTCCGCCTCGACGCTCTGCTCGGTGATGAAGCCGTGGAACTCGAAGGGCGCCGCATCCAGCGGCACAAACCACGGCCGGTAGATCACGTACGCGCCCTCGAACTCTCCCGCCTTGAAGAGCGCCGCGACTTCGCGGTCGATGGTGTTGCCGCTCAAGTTCTGGATTTTGAAGTCGCCGCCATCGGCCGCCAGCGAGCGCGTCATTTTAACTGTCGGCGGCTGCGTCACCCAGGGTTTGTAGAGCTGCTGCGCGCCCGTCAGCCGCGAAAGGAATTGTCCCTCGAAGTCCGCCCAGAAATAGTTCGTGCCATCGCCGCGCTGCACGTCGAAGAGATGCACGCGATGCATGGCGCGCCCTTGCTTCGCCAGCTCCGTCGCCATCCCTGCCGGCAAGGTCCTCACGGTTCTACTCCGCTCGCCATGACCCTGAGCTGGGGCGAATGCGTCACTGCATCACTTCCAACGCGTCGATATAAATCTGGACGCTAGTCGAAGACGCGTTCTTCGTTCCTGTGACGCGGACCTTCACGCGATAGAAATCGAGCGCCAGGTTCTGAATCGTAAGCAGGACAGAGCTGTTCTGAGTGGGAGACGTGTGGTACTGATCCACGTTCGCCGGTCCCGAGACGACTGAGCCGTCTCGAACTCGCGTGACGGTGACCTCCGCGATCCCTAGATTGAAGTCCGTGGGCATCCAGATGCGGCACCCATATCCGAGGTAGAGCCACTCCGCGGTCTCATTGGTCGTGCTCGATAGATAGGCGCCGCCGGGAAGCGGATGCAGGTAGGACTTGCTCGGCCCATCGAAGCTCCAGTTCGCCGGCGTGAGCAGCTTCACGAGGTCCGCGCCGAAGCCATCGCGCTCTTCTAGGAAAATGGCGTCGCGTGACCAATTCGAGGGGTACGCGAAGATCGCCAGGCCCGGCAGCTCGATGAACCGCCCGTGAATGTTGTAGCGCTGGTTCCCGGCCGGGCTGTAGCTGAGCGGCCCTTCGAAGCGCCCGCTGAAATAGCGCGCGCGCTCCCAGTCGGCGAAGCTGAAAAAATCGTTTTCGTACTGCTGCGCCCACTGCTGCAGCGCGTGCTTCGTCGCCAGGTCGCGATTGTTCCACGCGAGGTCATAGACGCGCCCGCGCCCCATCTGCCGCCGCGCATACGCCTTCCCGGACATCGCCTGGAACTGCGAGCGCATCTCCGGCAGCCCTTCGGTGTAGCCCCAGTCCGGATTGAAGAGGCTCGTCTGCGCTGGATTCAGGATGTTCTGCTCGGACATTTTCTATCGCTCGCCCATCTCGCTCACTCAGAACGCCCCTTCGCGCTGCGCGCGCCGGAGCTCGCCGGCAATGGTCTTCGCTCCATGCGATCGCAGCATCTCCAGGAAGCTTTTGGCGTCGACAGCGTTGATGACGAAGGTGTCGCCTCCGCCGCCGCCCGAATTCATGTGGTCAAGCCTCCCGCGCCCCCAGCGCGCCACCGCTTCCGGCCGCATCACGTACTCGCCTTCGTGGAGCATCGCCGGCACCGCTCCGCCGCTCGCGAAGTGCATCGCCGTTCCCGCGAACCACGCGGGCGCAGGCGCGCCCAGATTCGGCCCGACGAAGCCCCCCACGCGAAATTGCGCGGGCCCGAACGTCAGCGCCGCGCGCCGGTTGCGCTCCGCCTGCGTCAGGTCGATTTCTTTTTCCGCCTTGTCGATCCACTGATCGACGTGGCCCACGCGCGATCGCGAGATATCTTTCACCCCCGCCTGCTTCAGCGCGTCCACGCCCGCTTGCCGAAGCTGTTCCAGCGCATCGCGCGAACTCGTCCAGTCGCTCTGGAAAAGGTTGTAGGAGTCCTCGATCGTCGCGGCCTTCCGCTTGATGTCCTCCTCGATCGCCAGCCGCGCCTTCTTCGTGCTGCCGTGCAGCAGTCCGCCAATTAATCCGGCGATGCCGCCGATGAGCGCTCCAAGGGGCCCGCCGATCGAGAAACCTAGCAGCGCGCCGCCGGCAGCTCCGCCAAGCGCGCCCAGAACTCCTCCTCTCCCCACGCTCGTCGATAGCAGGCCGATCCCCAGCGCCGCCAGCATCGTCCCGCTGACCGGCCCCGCACTATGCGAAAAAAGCTTCCCCAGCAAGCTGCTGATTCCGCCAGCCGGGCCGGCGCCCGAAGGCAACGTCGCGCCAGCGCCGCCGCCGCCCCCCGCGGATAGTCCCAAGCCAAGCGAGCCGAATAGGCCCCCCGTTGAGCCGAGCCCGCTGTCATCGCCGCCGCCAGCAAAACTGCCGACAAACGGAGGCGTTCCGCCTGGCCCGCCGCTCGCACCCCCGCCAAAAATTCCCCCGAGCCCGCCGCCTCCTCCGCCGCCTCCAAAAATTCCTCCGAAGATCGCGCCCAGAATTCCTCCGCCCGATCCCATGCTCTGCTGCGAAGCGCCGCGCATCTGCTGCATCCCCAGGATCCACGTCGCCACCATCTGGAAGACCAGGTGCTTGAACTGCTTCAGGAAAAATTTCCCGATCCCTCCGCTCGTGATCTCGTCGAACATGGACTCCAGGTCGCCCGCCAGCTTGTCGCGCATCTTCGCGAACTGCTCTTGCCACACGGCCGCCGTCTGCCGCGCCGCCTCGCTGCCGCTGATTCTCGTGTCCTCGAGGGCGCGCTGGATTTCGCGCAGCCTGCGCTGCGTGTCGATCGAGATTTGCGCGTAGGACCGCTGCCACGCCGGGAGAATCGCCACCGCCGCGTCTTCCTCCATCCGTTTCGTTTCCTCGGCCGCTTGCCGGTGGATCTCCAGGCGCTGGCTTTCCCCGATCATCTCGTAGGAATTCCGGCGCTCTATATACGTCTGATCCTTGATGAGGCCCCTTTGCTTGAGGACGTCCAGCTCTTCGATCGCGAATCGCTCTCTCATCGTGCTTTCCGCAATGCCGTGGACCTGCGAGAGCAGCGCCTCATCCGCCAGATGCCTGGTGACGTCGTACTCGCTCCTCGTGTACGCGATTCTTTCGGCTTGCGCCTTGCGATGGATCTCGTTGATCTCCGCGTTCCCCAGCCGATGGCTCGCGATTCGCGCGTTCATTTCCGCGCGGATCACCGCCGTCTCGCCGCGTTCCGCTTCGTTGATTTTCGCGATCCCCTGCAGGCCCGCCAGCCGCCCCGCGTTCTGCAGCTTCAGGATCTCGATCGGCTCCGTGCGCTTTTGCTCGTCCAGCAGCTTGGCCTGCTCCGCATAGAGCTCGTTCAGCAGCCCTTTCTCCTTGTCGAGCTCCTCCACCATCAGTTGCTTCTGCGCACTGTATTTCGCCAGGCCGCGGTTCAGCGCGCCGCCCCACAGGCTGTCGGTCAGCCCCAGTTGCTCGTTCAGCGCCGAAACGCTTTTTTCGGTTTGTAAAATCCTGGCGTTGGTCTGCTCCAGCGTTTGCGGCCCCATCAGCGTCTTGCTGGCCGCCGCCGCGCTTTGCACCAGCTCCGCGTTTTGCTTCTCGATGGCTTTCAGCGCGGTGCCGAAGCCCGTGAGCTGCTCGACGGCCTGCTTCACGATCTCGATGAAGCCCAGCACCGCCAGCCCGCTAAACGCCGCCGTGAAGATCGGCCCCAGCAATGCGCTTTGCGCAATCGTCCCGCGCAGCGCGCGCGGAATCTTCACGCCAAATTCCTCGCCCAAGAGCGCCGCGCTTTCGCGCGCCTTCAGCGCTCCGCCTTCGATATTGTTGAACGTCTGTTCGGAGATGCGCTGCACCGGCTGCAGCGTCGGGCCGAGCCTCGCCGCTTCCGCGTTCACGCGCTGCAGCGCCGCCGTCGCCTGCGCGTCTTGCACTTCGATGACGATGGATGCCGTCGCCGCCATGCCTCAGCTTCCCCTTTGCGCCGCCGCCGCGCGCTGGCAATCGTTACAGGTCCTGTCCCACTCGTTTTGCAGCGGCTTGCCGCATCCGCTGCACGGCGGATGCATCCGCTGGAATTTAGCCCGCGCCTGGCGGAGGATCGAAAGCGCCATCACTTCGTCGTGGTCAAGCCGCGCCGCGTCGAACGTCAGCCCTGCTTCGAGCGGCTCGGCGATTTCTTCCGCCACGTATTCGAGCCACAGGTAATAGCCCGGCGAAAGCGTCCGCTTCGGCTCCGCGGCCGACAGGACGCTCTCGGCGTTCTCGCTGCGCTCCGCCAGCGCTTCGTTCTTCTCGCGCTGCGGCGCGTCGAATGCCTCTTCCATCAGCTCGAATGCCGCCGTGCGCAATCCTTCCGCGTCTTGTGCCACTGCGATCATCAGCTTCTTCTCTGTGTCCTCTGTGTCCTCTGCGTCCTCTGTGTTAATTCCTGGGGCTCGTTCATTCCCGCGGCTGCTCCTCCGGCGCATTTTCTTCGTCGATCCCGCTCGAAGTTTGGAAGAGCCGCGCGACCACGGCCGCCTTGTGGAACGCATCCATCTCGCGCGCAATCTGATCTCTGCCGGCCAGCGCGCGGCCGCCGGCGGAATAGCCTTCCACGCTTTCGATCAGCTCGTCGTAGAGCCTCACCAGCACCGGATGTCCCGAGGGAATCAGCGTCGTCCCATTGCGGCTTCCGCCCACCACGAACGAGCGATTCTTCGCTTTCAGCACGCGCCGGCGGTGCTCCGCCTTCGGCATCGCGAAATGGTGGACCAGCCCGCGGTATTGCTTCATCGCGCCGGCTTCGCCTTCGTTCCACATCGCGTCGATCCGCACGCTCACGCCTTCCGCCTCCAGGAGCGATTCATCTCCCGCTTCGCTGTGCGTGATGTTCATAATCAGCCCCATCGCCGCCAGGCGGTGATGCTGCGGAACGCACTCGGGCCACGCGGGCAGCTCTTCGGGCCTGCGTCCGTCGCGCGTCGTGTAGCCTTCCACTCGCGCGATCCGCGACGACCAGACGGTGAGCGACGGCGACTCCAGATCCACCACCTGCGCCATGCCGCCTTTTTCTTTTCTGAACTCCACCACCACGCCGGCGTAGAACCTTTCCCAGTCGGCCGCCGTGAATCTCCGGAAGACGTGGCGATACGTTTTCCCGCTGGACTTGAAGACCGCCACCCGCTCCGGCGCGTCGAGCGGCAGCAGATCTTCTTTCTCCGGCATTTTCTCCGGCGCGCGAAGCGGAGTGATCGATTCCGTGATTTCCTGCGGAAGCGTTGTTTGCAGTGCATCCATGAGACACCTCTTCCCCGCCCGGCAAGGGCGGCAGATAAACGTCGTCAGGTGTCTCAGGCTCGGAGTTCGCGCGGGATTGCGTGAAGCTCGCTGGGCTCAAGTGCGTCAGCCCTGAGTTCTCCCCGGCCAGCTTGTTTGCGCTGTGGAAGCGCCCGTTCCGGGGTACTGATGCTGCCTTGCTACTGCGCCGAAGGCTCCGCGGCGGGGACCAGCGGCAGGCACTCCTTCAGCGTCACACACTCGGGATACTGAGCCTGCGCCGGATACCACGCGCCATCGCCCCACCTGTGGGCGAGGGCGAGCACCGCTCCGTTGCAGGAGTCGGAACCGGGAGTAATCGAAACCAAAATTCCCAGGGTCTTTTGCGCACCACTGGCCTCCATGTTCACGACGACGTCGCCAGCGCCCGCCGGCGCGCCGTTCGCATAATGTGGCATCTAAGTCCTCCTCAAAAAAAGCTACACCAGGAAGCTCGTCTCCAGATTCTCGCAGGTCACCGTCACCACGTCCGCGGCGCCTTGCTTCAGGAAGTGATTCGACGCGATCGAATATTGGTAGACCGACTTGTCGCCGCTTTGCCCGAGCTGCACCACGGTCGGCACCACCGCCAGCCCGCGAATCGAAATCCGGTGGAACTCCGCGGCCGCGATCAGCGGCCCGTTCACGCTGAAGAGCACTTCCTGGATCGTGTCCGCCAGCCAGTCGTCGTTCGGCGTCGAAACCGCGTCGTCAATGTAGCGCTGGAAGTCCAGCGTGAATTGCGGCACGCCCACCCACGCCCGCGAGCGATACAGGCCGCCGCCCGGCGCGCGGGAGTTGCCGTCGTCCATGTTCCAGCTGAAGCCGAATTTCACGCTGCCCGCCACGATCTGCGAGCTGACGTCCGCCGGCGCGCCCTGCGCCCCATATTTGAACACCATGTCGTTCGACATCAGCGGCACGAACGCCGAAACCGTCGGCTGCGAAGCCAGCAGCCCCGTCGTCACCTGGCCCGATCCCACCAGGTTCGCCGTGGCCTTCAGCGGCGCGCTCTTCGGAAATTCCAGCGTCACGTCTTTCACGCACATGGACGCCAGCCGCCGCTGCAGGTTCGTCACGTTCGCGCTTTCGCTGTAGATCGTCGTCACCGGCAAATCTTTCCCCGCGCTCGATGGATCGAGCGGCTTGATGACGTGCTGCCACGCCGTCGGCGCGCCGGCCGCATTCGGCTGCGTGCTGGCCACGTTGCCCATCGCAAACGCGAAAAGCCACGCCAGCAGCCAGGAATCTCCCAGGAACGAAAGCCCGAACGCCAGGTCGCGTTCCACTTCCTGCACCTGCGTCCCGTAATCGTGCCCCTGCATCGAAAGCGCCTCGTTCGACCAGCGCTTGATCGCTGGCTGCCCGAAGACCGCCGCGTCCGGAGCGAACCGTTTTCCCCCCTGCAGCTGCACGTCCGTCAGGAGCGTCGCGTAGTTCGTCTGTTTCAGCTTCGACAGGATAAGCGGCCTGTCTTCCATTCTTGACGGAATGGCCATGTGCTATTCCTCCATCTTCGAAATCGCAATCGTTTTTCGCGGGCGCGCCGCGTCGCGCGCGGCCTCCGCGGGCGGAGCGATTTCCACTTCCGCGTGCGGCGCCAGGACGTTTTCGAATTCGCCGCGCGTGATGGGCGAGCCATCCAGCCATTTGTCCGCCGTCTCGCCGGCCGCCAGAATCAGCGAGCATCGCCCGTGAGAGAAGGCCAGCGCGCCGCCGTTCTTCGTCTTCACCGCCACCAGCTCCTCGCGATTCGTCATTGTCGAAAACTCCTCACTGCAAATATCTCGGCGTCACTTTCATCGCGATTTCCGCGTGATGGCACAGCACCTTGTGCATGCCCACTTCTGCGAAATTGAAGGGCCCGCGCAGCTCCGGCGGATCCGCCGTCTGCACGAAGCCATTCAGCTTCGTTCCTCCCGGCCCCGCCCGCCGGTCGGCGTTGATCGCCTGCAGCACGCCGTCCACGATCAGGTCGAACATCTCTTCCGTGTCGTCCGCGTCCTTCACGCCGTAGAAGCCTTCAATCACCAGCGTGTCCACCTGGTCCGTGAAGTTTTGGTTGACCACGTTATCCGTCAGCGCCGTCATCTCGCGGTAGATGTGCCAGAAGTGCAGCCGCCCGTCCGCCGCCGTCAGTTGCGCCATGTCGATTTCGGCTGTCAGGTTGCGCCGGTAGGTGTATACGTTCGTCACTCCGCTCACCGTCTTCATGCGCGCCGCGATCCGCGCCTTGATGTCCTTCAGCGCCATCTATTTTCTGCCCAGTCCCACGGCTTCGAGCGCTTTCCCGATCTGCGCCTGGAAGATTCCCGTCAGCTCGCCTTCAAGCTGCGCCAAGGCCCGCGCGAACATCCCGAACGCGGAGACGCCGCGCTGCGCGATTTTCCGCGCCACCGCGAACGCGATCGAGAGCGCCTGCCTCTCCGTCCCTGGCGAGAATTTCTTTTTCACCCACAGCAGCAGCGCCGAGGGCGGAGGAAAGTGCGGCCCCGTTCCCGCTTCGACATAGCCCGCATACTGGTCCGCCGGCGCGCCCGCGAACACCACCGCGCGGGAAATTCCCGCTTCCTGCGAAACCTGAAACGTGATGCTGTTCACCAGGTTCCCCGTCGCCACCGCCGCCGGCCGGCCCAGATAGCTGCTCGAAATCTTCTCCTTCACCAGCGCCTCCGCGCGCGCTCCGGCTACCGCCAGGCCGTTCCGAACGCCCGTCGCCACCGCCGCCTTCACGCTCGCCGTCGCCGTGTCGAATCCGCGAATCGTGATCCTCATCGCCATCTTTCCCGCTTTTCGTAGCGGCGGCCTTTAGGCCGCCATCTTTCCTGCTCTTGTAGCGGCCGGGCTTTAGCCCGGCATCTGTTTTCTCCGTGCCCTCCGCGCCCTCTGTGGTCTCTGCGTTAAATTCTTTCTTCTATCTCGAAGCCTTCCGATGCGTCAGCCGGTCCAGACCCATGCCCAGCGTTTCGTGGATACTTCCCGTCGCGATCGCCGGCCCCACTTCCGTGGCTTTGTCGTCCGCCGGAATCCCCAAATGGTTGAAGTAGCGTTTCGCCGCCGCCTTCGCCAGACCGGCGTATTCCTGGCTCTTCGTCCGGTAGTTCACCGAATCCGCCATGATGGTCGCATCGCCCGTCTGCGCGTAAACGCCCGCCAGCGCTTCGTAGCAGAGCGCCGCGGCCCAGTCGCACACCGCCTCAAAGTCCACGTCCGGCACCGTCGAGGCGTCGCTCTTGTGCCGCGCCGTCCAGGTAATCCGTACCGTGTCGCTCGCCCCCGGCGTCGACGCCAGCAGCATGATCTGCAGTCCCGTCGGCGAGCGGTAGAGCTGGAAATCCTCCTCGAGCACCAGGCTCGGCGGAATGATGCCGATCGGAAACTCGATCGTCCGAATCGTCGAGAAGCCATCCTCGAAGCTTTCGAGCGTCGGTCCCGCTCCGATCGACGGCGTCGCGATCAGCGCCGTCCCGTTGCCCGCCTGGTCGCTCACCAGTTCCCGCGGGCGGTCTTTCGAGTATCGCTGCAGGATCGCCTGCTGCAGCAGCGCGTCGCGGTCGCCCGAGGGCAGCTTGCCCACCGCGTCCCGGAGGACGACGTCGCGCTGCGCCTGGAATTGATCGAGCGTCTTCGTCATCTTTCTTTCTCTTCGCCCTGTAGCGGCCGGGCTTTAGCCCGGCATCTTTCTTTCGCGCCCGCCTGCGGTAAGCAGGCGCATAAAATCAACTTTCTTCCAGCACCAGGTGCAGATACACAGACAAATCCGCCGAAGCCGCGCCCGGAATCGCCAGCACGTCCACGCGGTAGTAATCGCCCGGCTGCACGCGCACGCCCGCCTCGGGGCCGCCGAACGCCGGCGTCAGCACGCCGCTGCCCGATCCGCCCGTCGGCAGAATCACCGGGCCCGCCGCGTCGCGCCGGCGCTTGGTCGCCGCGTTGAAGGCGATGCTCGGCACGGTCGAAAAAATCGAAACCGTGTTGAGCTTCCCATCCACCGTCGTCGCGCCCGCCGTGGTCCCGATGTTCCCGAGGTACGTCTCCACTTCCACGATGCGCCCGCGAAATTCGAACTCATATCCGGCCACGTCGTTTGCCACCGCCAGCGCGGCCGCCTTATGCAGGTGAATGACGACCCTGCGCGGGCCAAATTCGGCCGATCCGCCTGCCCGTGATGGCCCGGCATCTTTTCCGTATTGCATCGCGTTCTCCTCTTCTAGTGGCACAGGCTCTTAGCCTGTGTCCGAAATCTGCGGCCAGGGCCCCGGATCTCGCCCAGGGCCCCGCCGGAATCCCAATCGCTCCTGTAGCGGCGGCCTTTTTAAGGCCGCCTTGTTTCTACGGCACCACTTCCTTGAACACCCCGCGGAAATCGATCGGCTTTCCGCCGAACACGAACTTCACCTTGTACTGCAGCTGGTCGTTCGTGAACTGCGTCCCCTGCGTCGGCAGGTTCGCCAGGAAGATTTGCGGCGTCTCGTAGCCGTCCAGGAAGCCGATCTCGAGGAACGGCGCGTTCCCCTGCATCGTTCCGCCGTACCAGTCGTTGACGTCCGTCAGCAGCGGGTTCACGATGATGTTCTCTTCGTTCACCCCGAACTTCTGGTACCAATTGTTCGTCGCCAGCATGTTGCGGTTGATCTGCATCGCCGCCGGCCGCAGGTCGATTGGGATCATGATCCAGTCGAGCGTCAGCCCAAGCCGGTTCGTCGAATCCTTCTCCGACTGCTTCGCCAGCGCGATCGCGCGGGTATCCAGCTCCGCCGAAGAGAGCGCCGTCACCCCCGTGTTCGTGTGCGTCGCGTGGAACCATGCCAGCCCGTCCGGATCGTAGTTCGGCGGCGTGATGAAGAAGTTGCTGATGAACGTCGCCAGCGTGTGCCGTGCCGCGCGCGCCATGCGGTTCGGGAACTGCGCGATCTTCTGCAGATCGTCGTTGCGGATGGTCTCTTCCGAGATGGTCAGCAATCCGCCCTTCTTCAGGATCGAATAGGTGATTTTTTCGTCGGTGGGCTTCGCCAGCTCCGTATAGACTCCCGCTTCCGCCACCGTCGGCAGGTCGCTCAGGTAGCCCAGCCGCACGCGGTCCTGCGGCTTGTAGTCTCCCAGCCGCGTCGTGGTGTACAGCTTTTCGAGGTTCGGCACGATCTGGAACTCGATGTAGTCCTGGATCAGCTTTTTCGTCAGCGACGAAAGCAGGATGTTCGGGAAGTCCGTCGTGGCGATCGCTTCCGACACGCGGAAGAAGCCGCCCTGGCTGAAGGTCATTTCGCGGTCCCCGGTGCAGTAGCTGTACGCTTCGCGCAGCCCGCGGAACGCCCGCACTCCCTTGTCCTTCAGCGCTTCCTTCACCCCCATCATCGCGTCCATCGCCAGCTGCAGCTTGTCCTGGCTGTTGCGGCCGACTTCGATCGAGCCGGTCTCGCGCCCGATGCTCGCGAACGCCGCGTACGATTCGCGCACCTTCGCGATGAAGCCGTCGACGGCCTTGTCGTCCGCCACGTTGCCGTTGAAGTGTTCCCTCACGATGGACTGCGCCGGCATCGGCAGCTTCGATTCCGTCAGCTTCCGTTCCAGCGTCGCCGCGAAGGTGATTTTCTTCGCTTCGCCCAGCGCCTGCTGCGCCCGCAGCATCACGTCATTGTTTTGCGCCGCCAGCGCGGATCTCGCCGCCTCGGACAGCATGTCGGCCACGGCTCTGCCCGCCGCCGCGTCCGTCACCACCGCCGATGGAAGCTTCTCCGTCACCGCTTCGCTCACCCTCGCAAAGAATTCGAATTGCTTGTCGTCCGGACAGCTTTCGAACTCCTTCGCAAGCACCGAGGCGCGGTCGGCATCGATTCTCCGGAGCGCCTCGAGCACTTTTAGAATTGAATCACGCATGCTCGTTCCTCCTTGATTTCGGCCAGCGCCTTGCGGGCTGACGCCATTCCCCGTCGCTGCGTTTCTGGTCGCAACGGGTGAAATTCTTTTCACTGCTTTTTTCTGCAGCGCGGAAATCTCCGCCAGCGTGTCGCGCGATGCCGCCACCTGCAGGAACTTTCCGCCTGCTCCCGGCTCCGCGCATAGATCGAGCCCCACGAACTTCTGCAGCGCCGTGGCCACCAGCGCGGGCTTCCCTTCCACCTTCGCGCCTTTGAATCCGAAGTATCCGAAAATCGAAACGCTGAAGAGGTCCAGCTTGCCCGCCTCGCGCGCCGCCATCAGCTTCGCACGGATGTCGGTTTCGCTTCTCAGCAGGTTCACCGTCGCCAGGGCCGCCGCTCCCGCCATGCGCCCGTTCGAAAGCCACCCGGCCGTCAGCTCCGGTGCGTTCGCGCCGTCGCCCGTTTCCGGATGCCGCCTGCGGAAGCGCGCGCCGCTCGCCGCCTGCGCCACCTGCGCCACCACTTCCGGCGGGAAATAGTGCGCCGCCATCACCTGGCCGCTCGCGTCTTCCACCGATCCGTGCGCCCAGCCCGATTCCATCACCTGCACTGGCCAGACCCAGCCGTCCTGCGTCGACGCCTCCGTGGCCAGGAACTTCGCATGCTCCGCCACCGGCACATAGGCCGTCTCCACCTGCTGCGGCTCGCCGAATTTGATTTCGTCGCCGTCATCCGTGTAGCCGATCTGGTAAAGCTCGCCATCCGGCCCGCGCGCGATCACATAATCCGGAAACGTCTCGACCAAACAGAACCGCCGGTAGCCGCTCGTGTCCAGCCCGAAATCTTCGAGCAGCGCCTGGTCCAGCTCCTGCATCTGCTCTTCGTACGATTCGTCCGCCTCCGCCTCCGAAGTTTTCATACCGTGCTCGCTCGCGAACCCGCTCGCATCGATCCCGTATTTCTTCGCCGCCGCCAGCAGCTTCCGCGCCACTTTCGCTTTCGCTTCCGCCGGCAGCTGCGTCTGGTTGAAACGCGCCAGCGCGTCGCGAACATGCGCTTCATCCGGAATCGGCAGATGCCAGGTGCTGATGTCTTCGGGATCGCCGACGTACGCGAACGCTGAGGCGGGGTATTCCTTCCCCCCCACGCTCTTTGTTTTGCCTGCCACGGCTCCTCCTTAGTTCTCGCCGCCCTGTGGCACAGGCTTTAGCCTGTGCGCTTACTCCTTCGCGCCGCCCTTGGCTGACTTCTTCTCCGGCTCAGGCGGCGGAATCGGGAACGAGTATTTCTTCCCGTCGATCGTCACCAGTTTCAGCACGCCGCCGGATGGCTGGCGATGAAGCACTTTCCAGTTCTCGATGCCCATCGCCTGCTCGTAGTTTTCCGGCTCATCCACCGCGAACAGCCGGTTGGCTTCGCGCGTGGCCACCGCGCGCTGCTCCGTTTCATCGCCCGGATAGTTCACCTCGGCCGCCCGGAACGCTTTCGCCCAGACCTGCTCCCAGCGGCCAGCGAAATCTCTCGGCATCCCTCCGAAGTGCGGTGCCGCCGGAACATTCACTTTGTCTGCCATCGCTTCCTCCTCAGCGGCACAGGCTTTAGCCTGTGCTCCTCTCTTTTCCTTACGCCGCTCAGCGGGTCACTGAAACCTCGAGCCCTGCGTCCTTCAGCGTCTTCAGCTGCGCCGGCGTCGGCTTCAGGTCGCTCTCGTCCATGTACGGCGCCAGCAGGCAGTGGCAGTTGATGGTGTTCTCTGGCGACCCGTTCGGATCCCGCGGGTACATCAGCTCCTCGCCCCCCACCTCGAAGGAATCGCCCACGTCCTGCACCTGCCCGCTCGCGATCATGTGCGAGATCCGCGGCACGCGCGACGCCATGATGTGGATCCACTGCTTCTTCACTCCCGGCACCCTCTGCTGCAAATCCTCGAGCCGCGCCTGCCCGGCGATCGAGTGCACCCGCAGGATCTCGTTCAGCGCGATGGTTTCCGCGCGGTCTCCGATCGGCCCGAAAAGCCCCGTAAATTTCTCTCCCGCCACCGCGCGCCCCACTTGCGCGATGATATCGCTCACCGATTGCCCGCCCAGGAATGCCCTTTGGATCGCCGCGTTCAGCTTCGCGCTCGCATCCTTCGAGAGTCCCGCAATCAGGTCCGCGGTGTAGCCTTGCGCGATCCCGAGCGCCGATTCCGAAACGCCCGCGAAAGAAGGCGTGGGCAGTCCGGCCCCTTTGAAAAATTCGTCCAGCGGCTGATCGATCCCGATCTCGCCCAGTTGGAACGCATCATCCTGCGCCGCCGTCACGTAATCCGAAAACTCCGATCCGAACTTCTTCAGCGCCCCATCGATCTCGCGCGCCAGCACCCGCAGTTGCGCGCCTTGAAAGCTCGCCGGATCCACGTTCGAAATATCGCCCACCACTTTCTTCCGCGCCTCTTCGAGCAAACTCATCACGCGTTCGCGCACCGCCGGGCCAAACTCCCGCGCCTGCTTGATCAGCTCCACCACCTTGGCCGCGAATTTTTCCTGCGCGCTCACCGGCATTCCTTCCTCTCGATGACGAACGCGTAGATCGGCACGTTATAGCAGTTCAAGGGAAGCTCGATTCGCACGAAGCCCTCCGGCTGCAACGTCACGAGCGCGAGGCGCTTCACCGCCTTGCAAAACGCGGAGAAATCGAGTCCTTTGGCCTGCCCGAACATTACTGCGTCACCTCCGTCGCCGGCGCCATGTCCTTCAGCGCTTTCGCCTTCTTCAGCGCGTCCGCCAGGTTCGCCTGCGGATCCAGCGCGTTCTGCTGGCTCGCGTCTCGCGCCGTCTTCGCCGCTTGCGCCTCATCGAATTCATCCGCGTCCACTTCCACGCCAATCTGCGTCATCACCGTGATGAAGAGCCGCGCCGCCGTCTCCGGCCGGATCCATCCGCGGTCCTCGCCCGTTCCCGCCGCGTTCGCAATCGTCTGCAGGGCCGTCGAAGCCGCCACCATGTCCTTCACGCGCAGGTCCGGCACCTGCAGTTGGTAGGCCAGATTCGCCGTCCGAGAGAGCACGCCGTGCGTCACCGCCTGCTCGATCACGTAATCGAGGATCTGCGTCGTCATGCGCCGGAAAATGTTTTGCCGGCTCGTCAGCATCTTCCCCGTCGGCCCCGCCATTTCGTCCGCCGTCGCGCGGTTCGTGTTTCCCGCATCCGCGAAAAACCATGGCGGCAGTCCCGCTCCGCCCAGGCCGTAATTCTTCACCACGCGGTCCGCGTCGATCATGTCGGAGCCCTTCAGGTCCGGCGTGCGCGCCTCGATCGAGATCTGGTCGTTGGTCACCTCGACTCCGCCCTGCCGCGGCGGCGATTTCATCACCTTGTCGCGCAGCTTGTTCACCTGCGTCTCGTCCGCGCCCTTCGCGATGTAGTGCCACACGAAGGAATTCAGCAGCCGCACGCGGTCCGCGAAGTCGAACACCATGTTGTCGAAGACGTCTAGCCAGTCCGCCAGCGAAAAGATTTCGGAGATGCCCCGCGACGCCGCCTTCACCTTGTTGATCGCGAAGTAGAAGCAGTCGCCTTTCAGCTGCCCCCAGCTTCCGGATCCCAGGTCCTCGTCCACGTTGATGATCGCGAGCCGCCGTCCTTCGCTTTCTCCCACGCGCTCGCGCAGCCGCACCGCCGTCGCCGTGGTGATTTCCTGCGACACTTCGGTCTGCATCAGCCCGAACTGCACCGACTCGATCGATTGGGGGTCCACGTAGCCGAGCGTCACGAAGCCATCCACAGGATTCACCGCCGTCGGCAGGCACAGCTCGCCGAACACCAGCGTCTCGACCGCGTAGGTGTCCAGCATTTCCGCCATGTTGTTTCTCGGATGCTTCCAGAATCGGTCGATCACTTCCTGGACCTGGGGATCCTCCGCGATCGGCTTGAATCCCTCGCCCACCACGTAATCCACCATCACGCGGATGATCCGCCGCCCGAATGGCGTGGTCATGAAGAGGTAGAAGCACACCTGCTGCATCCGCTGGTGCATCGCCGGGTTCAGGTCGCGCATCGTCGCCGGCGAAGTGATTCGCCGGAACTTGGCGTCCTCGGAATCCCCCGCGATCAGCGAAAAGAGTTCCGGCGCCACCGCCTCCTTCGCGCTCGCGTTCTTCCGCTCTTCCTGCAGGCGATAGATCTTCGCCGCATCCCCGAGCTTGAGCAGCGTCAGCTCCATTTGCTCCTGTCCGTTTCCTGCTCCTGTACCGGCCGGGCTTTAGCCCGGCATCCTCTCTTCGTCCTGTAGCGGCCGGGCTTTAGCCCGGCGTCTTTCAGCTCCACAGCGAACTCCTTTTCCGCTCGATCCGGGTGACGTGCCGTTCCTCGCCCCGTTCCGCCGCCGCCTGGCTCGCCACCAGCTGAGAGAGCACGCCGCGCGGCTCGCGCACCGCGCGCGGATCCGGAGCGTCCGCGTGCGCAAAGGCCGCCGCCGGCGCTCCCGCCGCCGCGAAGTCCGCCATCGCCTTCGCCCAGAAGGAATCCGCGTGCGCGTAAACTTTTTTCTTTTTCCCCCCGGCCGTCGCGGTGTCCACTTCGATTCGCGGCGCATCGAACTTCACCGCGCCGCCCGCGTATTCTTTTTTCACCGCCTGCAGCTCCTGCCGGATTTGCAGATCGTGCGGGATGCGGTTCCTTCCTTGTTCGAACCGCTGCTTCAATCGCACCGCCAGGTCTGTCTTGATCTTCACGCTTCCGCTCGCGGCCTGATACGCCGCCGGCACGTTGTCGCCCTTCGGCACGGAGCCGCCGAAGTTCAGCCCAATGACGTGGCCGGGAACTTTCGCGGCCAGAAATTCGAAGAGTCCCAGTCCGATCCCGGTCGAGTCCATCGCCGTGCGGTCCGCCAGCTTCACCCACGGCAGCAGGAGATGCGCCTGGTCGTTGCTCGCGAACTCGCCGTCCGGCGTGAAGAATGGCGCGCTGCTGAGCCGCAGCACCATCCGCGTCCACGCCACGTCGCCGATCTCCTCATCAAGCCAGGCGATGGTGCGGTCGCCATCGCGCCCCACGTCGATCCCCAGCGAAAGCTTCCCCATCGGCAGATAGCCGCTCGGCCAGTCCATCGTCGCCGCGGGATCTTCCGCGCGCGCGATCAGCTCGAGCGCCAGCCACGATCCGACCGCCTTCAGGAACGCGCACAAAAATTCCTGCGCGAATGTTTCGTCATCCCCGCGATAGAGCTGGCGCATTTCGTTCAGATCGATGGGGCAACCCTCGGCGATCGCCATGTTGATGTCCACCCAGTGCCAGGACCAGGCGCCCTGCTTCGCTGGATTTTTCGCCGGAGCCGCGCCGTCGGCCACGCCGAACTCCCGCGCCAGGTCGAAGAATTTTCCGTGCTCTCCGTTCGGCGTCGAAAGGATGCGCATCTTGTGCCCCAGCGCGATCTGCCGGGAGACCGCCGCCCAAATCGAATAGGAATCCTCGTGGTGCGCGTATTCGTCCAGGATCACGTTGCCCGGATAGCCGCGCGCCGTGCGCGGATTCGAAGGCAGCGCCAGGATGCGCGAGCCGTTCCCGAAGTGCACCCGCGTCACCTGAATGTCGGTCGCGCCCAGCTCGTCCGCGAAAAGCTCTTGCGTCGTTTCCGCCACCGCGCTCATGGCCTCGATGATCGGCGCCGCGCCTTTCTCGATGAATTCCTGCGAGCCGCTTTTCGAGTGGCTCAGAACCGTCCAGGTCGTTCCCGGATGCTCGATGCAGTCGAGCACCGCTTCCGCGGCCGTCGCGAACGAAAATCCGATGCGCGCGCTCTTCACCGCGCCCTTGAAGCGCGAATCGTCGTCGATCCACCGCTGCTGGTACGGCCTAAGCTGCAGTACCGGCGGCAGACTTTCGCTCGACGGGCGGGAGCCCAAAGGTCCGCTCACGGAGACGATTGATGTCGTCGATGGTGAGCTTCCCGCCTTTCCCGATTTTCTTTGCTGCTTCATTCGTTTCTTTCTCGGCGATTCGAATAATCTGTTCGAGCTTCTTGCTCTCCAGCTCCACGCGCTGTTTCGCGATGTCTGTCCGCTTGAACCGCGTGAGCACCAGCGCCAGCCCTTCTAGCGCTTCCTGGAACTTTGCCGGGTCCGCGGAGAGCCTCCTCTGCTTGAAGACCACGTCGGTCAGCGCGTTCTTCACCGATTCGTCCAGATTTTCGAAGCCCAGCGCGGCGAACTGCTCCACGATCTGCAGCGAAATCGCGCGTTCCTCGTCGGCCTCTTTGAGCTCCTGCACCATGCGCACGTCGTACCAGCGGTGCAGCGTCGTATGCGGGATGCGCTTGTCCGCGAAGTGCGAGAGCGCCAGCTCCGGATCGGACTCTTCGAGCTTTTTCCATTCGAAGTTTTTTGTCTCTTCCTCGATCTGCTCCCAGGTCAGCCATTTCGCGCGCCACTTGACGATCTGCTCGCGCCACTCGGTCGGCAATTTGTCGATCGCGAAGGGCTGCTGCGTCTCGCGCTTTTCTCCGGTGCGGGGCCGCCGATACCCCGGCTTGTGCTCGCCTTTCATTCATTCCACTTCCACGGCGGGATTGCTGCTCGTTTTCTCGATGATGTCCCGCCCCCCCGGCGTGATCTGGATTTGCCGGATCGCGCTCGTCCCCGTCACCCTGTTTCGCTCCAGATCGAAATTGATCAGCCTGCGCTCTTGGAGGTCTTGCAGGATCTCGCGCACCAGGTTCACATACACGTCGAATTGCAGCCGCTCGAGCACGCCCGTCAGCGTCACGTCGTCCAGGCGATGTTTCTGCGATTCGTGGTTCTCGTAGATCAGCTTCAGCACCACGCCGCGAAGCCGCCGTTTTTGCTGCGGCCCCGTCATCAGCTCGGCGCTCCCATTGCCGTCAGCCTTCTCAGAATTTCGTCGCTCTGCCGCGCCTGATGATTGATGGTCAGCTCCAGCTCCCGCGCGCGCTGCTCCATCGCTTCGTCGCGCAGCACCATCTTTGCCGCCAGGCCGCCCAGGTTCGTCGCCAGCAGCTCCGCCGCGGACACCGTGCGCTCCTGCACGGCCAGGAAGCGGTCGGCTTTCCGGTCGATCAGCACCATCGCGAAAATCAGCGCCGCGAAAAACAGGAATCCGCCGTTCAGCAGCAGCGGCACGAACTCCGGCCGGTATCTGATCGCCTGGATGGCGGCGACCCCGATCGTCACTCCCGCGCCGCCGCCCAGTCCCGCCAGCGCCCAGCGGAATTTCCCCGCCTTCAGCGTGGTCCTCAGCTCGCTCACGGGCCCACCTTCGCGCCCGCCAGCAATTCCGTCTTGCGGTCGCTTCCGCGCGAAGATCCGAAGTAGTACGACGTCACTCCCACCCACGCCGTCCCCAGTGTCCCCACCATGATGTTGGCCATGTCGCGCACTTCCGGCTTCACGCCGTGCACGAAGACGAAGAGCAGCGTCGCGAAAAATCCGAGCGTGATGGAGAACGCCAGGATCGCCGGCGTCCTGTCTTTCACCGCCGCTTCGCGTCCGCGCGCGCTGGCGCGGTCGTCCGCCATGATTTTTTCCAGGTCGTCGACCGAATCGATCTCGAGCTGCTTCATCTGCAGCGCGAACTGCTGCTCGCTCGTTTTCAGGTCGGCGATGAATTTCTGCTGGTCCGGAGTCTTCGCGAACGCCGCCGCCAAATCCTCGGCGCTTCCGATGTTCGCCCCGCCGGTCACGGCCGTCAGCACCGTCCCCGCCATCGCGCCCACCGGCCCGCCAAACTCCAGCGCCTTGGCCACGAAGGGCGCCGCCTTCTTCAGAAATCCCAGCACGTTCGCCATGCTCTCAGTGGCACAGGCTTCAGCCTGTGCTCCTCTCCATCCCCTTACTGATAGATCTTGTCGTACACGAATCCGGCCAGCGCCACGAACAGGCCTACCACGCCCACGCCCTTCGCAATGTGCGCCGTCACTCCCTGCGCATCGATCAAATAGAGCATCACCGCCGCCAGCGCGATCCCCACGAATACCAGAAACGCCGGAAGCTTCACGAACTTCTCGATATCAAACGCCATGCGGTCCTCCTCATCTGTAGTTGTCCGGATTGCTGAAGAAGCGAATCCCAGCAATGATCGCGCCGACCACCGCCGTAAGAAGCAGCGCGACCACGACGTACTTCAAATGCATTTCTGCCTCTTCATCTGAAAAAAGAAAAACGCGTCGCCCACGATGTGCACCGCCATGCCCACGCCCATCGTCAGCAGCCCGGCGAGGAGATCGGCGCTCAGGCCGATCGCGAATCCGACGGCCGCCGCCACCGCCCCGCCAATCTGCATCGGCAATCCGATCGCTGCCAGGTCTTTCATGCCGATTCCGCCTCGAGCTTCTCCAGGAACCGCTGCCATTCCCTTTTTGTAAGCAGCACGTATTCGATGTGCGTTCCGTTCTTCACCAAATGGATCCTGATCATTTCTCCCCGCACCTGAATCTCGTCGTGCTCTTCGGGCAACGCACTTCGATTCCCCCGGCGATGTCTTGCTTGTAGCAGCCTGGGCCAACATAAACCTCGGCGCCGGCGCATCCTGGAACTGCCGCGCGCCGCTTCTGCGCGGGACAACCCATCATCGAAATGCTCGCCAGCATCATCATCGTCGCGAAGATCACCGCTCGCTTGATTCACGTCCTCGCTTTTTGTTGCATTCGCCGAGGCCGCATTCCCGGTCCTCGCAGATCTCCTCGCACGCGCAGGTTCTGGTCCGCTCTGCGTCCTCTGCGCTCTCCGTGCCCTCTGCGCTAATTCCCGGTTTTTCCACCGTAGCTGCTTTTACGCCGCCATCCGGCTCTTCGTCTGGCTTTTGTAGCGGCGGCTTTATGCCGCCATCCGGCTCTTCGTCTGGCTTTTGTAGCGGCGGCCTTTTAAGACCGCCATCTTTCTTCGTCCTGTAGCGGCCGGGCTTTAGCCCGTCATCCGTCACTCCCGACGCAGGTGCCTTCTCGCACCGCACGCCCAGAAGTCTGGTCAGCCCGATTCTGTAGAAGGCAAGCCCGAGCGCCGTGGGCTCCGCGTGCCATCCCTTTCTTGTCCACTGCCAGCAATCCCATCGCGCGGCCCAGTGCGGGGCATCCGCCGATGGTGGCACAGGCTTCAGCCTGTGCAGGCCCGCCTCGAGGTAAACCGCGTACCAGTCCTGCGCGACCTTCTGCTGCGCGTCTTTCAGCTCCATCTTTCCCGCGCATACTTGCTTGTGCAGCCAGTTCTCGACCGCGTCTTTTTCGTGCGCGCCCGGATGCGCATAGTAGGGCTGCGGCATCAGGTTCTCTTTCACGTCCGCGCCGGCCAGCTCCAGGGAGTCGACGTGATCGATTTCATACATCGGCAGCTTCGTCTTGTGCCCTTTATTTTTCTTCGCCCATTCCTCGTCCGTGTCGCAGACCACGCTTCCGGTGCAGAAGACCGCGCGGTTGAACCCGTGCTTGTCCACGCCGTATTCGGCGAAGACTTCTTCCTTCAGCGCTTCCGTCGTGTTGCGGAACTGATCCGTCCATCCGGCCGGCTGATCGCAAATCTGCGATTTGTCCGTCGTCCGCACCGCCCCGGGAGTCCCTTTGAGGTCGTTCAGTGCCACGCCATCGTGGAAGCGATACCGCGCCGCCGCCTGCGCGAACGCCGCCTGCCCGCAGGCCATGCACACAAATGTTAGGAGAAGCGCTGGAAAAAGACTGCCCGAGGTCCTCCCAAGTCTCTTCACCGCTATCCGCAGTCGTTCGTGATCCCGGCCGGGCGGGCCGTAAATCGTCCCGGACCGGGGCGCCAGAAACGCCCATTTTTTCTCGCGGGATGCAGTCTCTGCCTTCCCCATTGCCGCGCTCCTCCTAAGTCCGAGTCAAAACTCTCATCGGTAGCCGCTCATGCGCTCCAGCACTTCCGTCGCATAGCTGGCGTCCGCTCCGCCGTTCCATAGCAGCAGCGCGCGGGCCACGTTGCCCTCCGCCTTTTCCAGTTTCCTTGCCAGATGCGCGCAGCCGAGCTCCAGCGCGCGGTCCGGATCGCAGATCTCGGTCAGGAAGGGAACATCGAGCCCGCTTTCGCGCGCCACCTCTCCCATCACCTGCATCAGCCCGAACGAGCACGAACGCGTCGTGGCCTCGGTTTCGATCGATGCGCCAAAAGTTTTCAGCTGGCCGCGCAGCTTCAGCGGCGCGATGTATTTCGCCTGGAACGCCGGCTCGTAGCGCACCGCCCAGGGATTCCAGTTCGATTCCTGCTCGATCACCGCGCAAACGAGTTCGGGAGACAGCGAGAACTGCTGCGCTCTCAATCGCGCCAGCTGCACGAGCTCTTGCTTCTTCATCGCTCTTCCCGCTTCGGCCAGCTCCAGCAATATCGGGCCGCGCCCTCGGAAACGCTCGTCTTCCACACGTCGGTGGGGCCATCCGTGAAGATTTTCAGGTTCGCGTACGTGTCGCTGAATACGGTGACGACAATGGCGGGCAGCTCTGTCGCGCCGTTGCTTCTCAGCTCCGGCGGATCGTTTTCTCCGACGTGGTAGATGACGATTCTTCCAATGGTCAGCTTCATCGCGCGCTTTCAGGAGCGGGCCGGGAAGGACATCCTGGCGGAAATCCGCCGGCCCGCCGGTTCCAGCCATCCAGCGCAGTTTGCGGGATTTCTAAATCGCCCGTGCGGAGTTTGCGTTATTTTCTTTGTCCGGCTTTTGTAGGTGCGGCCTTTTAAGGCCGCCATCCGGGTTCTTCACTTCTGCTTTGCGCCGTACGCGATCACGGAATCGTACTCGATTCGCCACCAGCCGCGTTTGGTGATCCTCCGCGCGCGGAGGAGGCGCGCCGCGCAGAGCCGCGCAACCGTATCGTGCGAGACTTTCAGGATCCGCGCCGCCGTGGACACCGTCACTTCCGCCGCGCATCTCTTCCCCCGCGTCATCGCGCCTCTACCTGCTCGGGATGCGCTCTCTTCTCTGTGTCCTCTGCGCTCTCTGTGTTCTCTGTGTTAATTCCCGCTGTTTCTTTCGCTTTTTCCGCCCGTCTCCGCATCCCTTTCAAAATCCAAATCACACGGTTCGCCTCCGCCAGCGTCCGCACTCTTCCGCTGCGCACCGGAGATTTGCTCGACCGCAGAAACGCATCCAGCCGTTCGCGCGTCCATCCAAGCGCGGTGCAGAGGTTCGCCAGCAGTTGCAGCGTCCCCGCATCCGCCATGCGCACCGCGCCGCCCGCATTCGCGCCGGCAAGGCGCGACCTGCCAGAAGTCCCGTACGCCTGCGCCGTCTCGCGCCCCGGTCGCGCCGGCAAGGCGCGGCGTGAAGAAGATCTCGTCAGCAGCTCCGCCGGCAGATGCTTCTGGATCGCGTCAATCGCCGTCTTCGCTTCCGCCGCGCTCAGATCCTTGAACGATCCAATCTGCCTCCCGATCGTTTCCCCCACCCAGAGAAGCCTCGCGGCACGGGGCTCGGGGTTTGTACTTGCAAACCCCGATTTAACAAAGATTCCCCACAGCGTCTGCAGCCGCTTCATCTGCTTCCCCGAAATTTTCGCAGCGTCAGCCATCCGCCCCCGGCTCCCAAAGAGTTTCCCAGTCCACCATCGGCACGGTCTTACCGGCCAGCGCGTGCTGGCAATCGCCGAGGAACTGGATCATCCCTTCCATCAGGTAAACGTGGCACATGATCTTTCCCTGCATCCGGATCGAGGGCGTTACCGTCGGCTTCTCCATCGACCCGTTCCACGTCCACGTCGGCTCCGGTGCCGTCGTCCTGAACCAATGCCCGCACTCGCAGCCCGGGCACCACCACATCCATCTCCCGTCCGCCGACGATCGACGCAGCAGCAGCGTGCTCATTAGCCCCCAAAACCAGCGCAAGCGCCTTCCGCACAAAGCCGACCTCGATATGCCTCCTGCAGTAAACCCTCGTAGGAATGCGTTGCAACGCATTGTGGGCCGCCCCTGTGCGTTTGGCGGGCCTCCTAGGGTGCTCTGCGTTCCAGAATCTCCATCGGCAATGGGCCTCGAAGAACTTCTGCCACGGCCTTGTCCTCTCGATCTCCCGGCCGCAGCCGCACGCGCAGACCATGGCTCACGGCGCCAGGGTCTTTCTGACCTTCACCACCGCGTCAAATTCCCAGTGCCCTATGAAGCCTCCCGCCGCCGTCAGGTCCACGATGATCCGGTATCCCGGCTTCACCGGCGGATTGAAGACGCTCGTGATCAGGAACTGGTAATTGCCGTTCGAGGCCGCGATGTATGTGGCCGGCGCCGTCGTCAGATTCCCCGGCCCGATCACCAGCGGCGTCCCGCTCGGGTCCAGCACCTGCACCGTTCCCGTCGCATTGTTGATGTACGTCGGCGTCGGATTCGTGGTCACGCCGTCCGGCAGCTTCGCCGTCGTCCCGTCGATCAGCCCGTAGAGCACGTAGTACTGATTGTTCTGCTGCGTCAGCGTGTAGATCGTCGGCGGCATCTAGACCTTCGTCCTCTTTCCCTTCATCCTCTTCTCTGTGTCCTCCGTGTTCCCCGCGGCCTCTGTGTTGATTCCTACTCCCTCACAATGATCGTGAACCCCGACGCCGCCATCGCCGAAAACGTCGTCGCTCCCTTCGCCGCCAGCCCGCTCAGCGTCGTCGCCTGCCCCGCCGCCATTCCTTGGATCGCCGTGTCCGTCTTCGCCGCCAGCGTGTCCAGTGTGACCGCCTGGCTCGCTTCGAGCGATTGCAGTACCGCGAAGCCGCGCTCGACTCCCACGAACGGCCCGGTGAGCAGCGTGATGAACACTGGCTCGTTCAGCGCTTCGGGCCGCGACCAGAACCGATTCACCGCCGGCCGCGCTTGGGTCGCCGTCCATGCCGCGACCGAAGATGCTATGGCCGGCAACGATCTCTCCGGCCCTGCAGAGGCTGCGGGTTGCGCGAACTTCGGTGCCGCGGACGGCCGCGGCTCGGGCTGCGCCCAGCTCGAAACGAATACAATCGCCGGCGCAGCGATGTTGAATTTATCCGGCGCGGCAAACGATCCGCGGCCGTAGCTCTGCGGCTGCGCCGCCGGCCCGATGGTCGGCGACCAATGGCTCAGCGTCACCGCCGCGGGCGGCAGCGTCTTCGCGGGCGCGCTGAAAACA